GCGAAGTCAGCTTTCGTCGACGGTTCAGACCGTCACGTTCAGCGTGGGGTCTCTTTCGCATATAAGTTGTTTGCGAAGCCAAGAGGTAAGTCCAAGCTTGGGACTCTTCCGTACTATGATGAGTCCATAATTTCAAATTGGACAGGCTCGTCAGGACTAACAGCGTATGGGTTGACCAAGAGACAAGCTTACTCAAGAGGTCTTCTTTCCGCACAGAGGATCCTTGAGGGACGCCGAGCACCTGAGCCTTGCTTAGCTTTTGCGCGTACACAGAAGCAAGGTAAGACCAGGTTGATTTGGGGATACCCCTACTCGATGACAATACTGGAGGGGATGGTAGCTAAACCTCTACTCAACGAGTTTAAGGGTGGTATCACACCAATGGCCTTTGCTATGACCAACAAGACGATGGGTATGAAGATGTTGGCAGCTTCAAACAGTAATAAGTACTGGTATTCATTGGATGCCAGTCAGTTTGACTCCACCGTCTCAGCGTTCTGTATCAGGAAGGCCTTTGATATCATAAGGACCTGGTTTGATATGGATGCACCTGTCTATGAGGGAGTCACATGTGGCGAATTGATGGGCATTATTGAGAGGTATTTCATTAATACTCCGATAGTGATGCCTACAGGTGAGAGCGACGTACGCGGTCAAGGAATCCTACACCTCGGAAAGAAGCATGGAGTTCCTTCTGGCTCTTACTTCACTCAGTTGGTCGATTCTATAGTGAATGTTATCATCTTGGGAACTTTATGTTCGAAGTTTGGTTTCACTGTTGACGAGAACGCGATTTTCGTCTTGGGTGATGACCTGCTTTTCTTCACAAACAGGCACCTGAACATAAGGGCCATGGCGAGCTACGCGTCAGAGACCTTTTCGATGGTGTTCAATCAAGACAAGTCAACTCACGGTAGGGCGGACGAACCCGTTGAGTTTCTTGGACGCTTGTGGTGCAAAGGAGTACCCGTTCGCAGTACAGTTAAAGCTATTCAGAAAATGCTTTATCCAGAGAGATGTCGTGACCTTGGGGAGGATTATCACGAGAGAAGGAAGAACGCTGAAACGGTAGTTTTGAGCTATTCTCTCAGTGCATGTCAGGATGTTAGACTAATTCCTCGTCTGATTGGCTGGTGGAGCTATATCAGTGGTTTTAGACTCACGGCCAATTGCGACAATCTCAGCGGGTTCCTGCGATATAAGACACGATACCTCGAAAAACCACTCAAGAATAGTGGAGGTTTAAGTGTTCTTAGGGTCCTGCTTTAATGCGAG